CCGGTGACATCGGCCTTGGTGCCGACCGTACCTGCGTTGTACCAGTCGTTGACGCCCGAGACGCCGGAGCGGTCGTAGCCATAGATCTGGCTTGTGGCGCCACCGAGGGTGTCACGCGACTGGTTGTCGAGGTACTGCGCCATGTTGCGACCGAGGAGACGCGAGGCCGAGGCCATGACGTCGTCGAAGGACGCGTTGAGCAGCAACTCCGAGACAGCAACGGCGTAGCCGTGCTCGGCGACGGTGATCTGGATCTGCTCCGCCGTGAGGGCGCGCGTGGTCATACGCACACCTTCAGTCAGCGGAGTGTTCTCCGGCTGAAGGTTGATGTAGCGCAGGAAGTTGATCTGCAGACCGGGCGCAACTCCGAGTTCCGTCTTCTTGACGGCAAACTGCTCGAAGCGCAGGATGGGCATGGCCTGGAAGAGGATTTCCTTCGACCAGATGACCTGGATGGCCTGCGTCAACTGGCTGTTGGTGCCAGAGTACGCGGTGGGGGCAGCGGCAAGATTGCCGGTGCCGGTAAGAGCGCTAGCCATTCGCTAGTCCTTTCGTAAACGATGGTTTGGGAATTGAACTAGCCGAACAGTCCACGTCCTCGGCTGGAAGCGCTATCACCAAGCAGCCTTTGTCGGTTCTTCATGTAGTCGGCCATCGACATTCCCCGAATGTCATCGGGGGTATACATACGGTTGTCCGGGTCGGTATCCAGTGGTCCGGCTGCAGGTGCCGTCACGCGGCTACCTGCCATGTCTCGGCGAGCAGACTGCATGGCCTGCTGCGCCGATTCCAGGATACGCTCAGAGCGCTCCCGAAGACTGTTAATGCTTGCGTCAATCTCCTCAAGTGAGGATCCGTCAACCAAGTCCAGAAGTTCGGGGATGATCGCATCCCGCTCCTGCTCGACGCGCTGCTGACGGTACGACTGCAGTTCCTGGAATCGCTTCTCGGTTTCAAGAAGCGCGAACGCGCGCTCGCGCTCCAGCCTTTCGGCCTCCAACTGCGCAGTGAACTCCTGCTCCTTCTTAGAGAGAAGGTCGCGGACCTCCATCTCCTCCTCAGCCTTGCGGCGAGCCTCGGCCTCAGCCTGGGCAACTGCGGAGGCCTCCTCGACCTCGCGCTGCTCCTTTTCGCGCTTAAGGGCGGAAATCTCTTCCTTCATGCGCTCCAACTGTGGGTAAACCTTCGACTTCTCCTGTTCGCGGACGCGTGCAAGATCCTCGGCGGTGAAAACCTCGAACTCAGGGGAGTTTGTGGTGGGAGCAACTGTCTCGACCACCACGGCACTTGCGGTATTGACGGCAGTGGGCTCCGGCGCGTTGCCAACAGCCTCCGTAGCACCGTCTTGGAACGTCTGGTCTACTGACATATTAGTAACATCCTTTGGCTTGTCGTCCGTGTGCCCGTAGGCGTGACTCAACTGATTGCACGACGTACGTGCACTTAGGTACAGACAACATCAGGCGAAATGTGTTGTCTCGGTAAAGTGTCGGAGGATTTAGGAGTCAGGGTCAGTGGCGCGGTGCTGGGGGATCTTGGTCCCGTAGGTGTCCACCACCAACTGCTCGCGGATCTGCTGCTCACCAACCAACTCGCCGAGGGTGCTGGAGTCCGGCATTCCGTCTGCGGGAATCCCGTCGCCGATGACGTTTCCGTCTCCAGTCATCATGGGATCCAAAGGAGTTGCCATCCCGTCAGGCCCGGGCATCATGCCCGTAAGGTCCATGATCTGCTTACTGAGTTCAGTCTTCAGTAGAGTCAAAGAGGCCTCGGCTTTTGCATCTTCCATGAGTTCAGAACGAATCTCGGCCAACTTCTCCTCAGGGAACTCCTCGCCGAGGGTCCTCAGCGCGCCTTCCTTACTTTCCAGACCCATGCCCATCTTCATGGAGACCTCATTGAGGACAACCAGTTGGTCCAGCGGCAGCGGCGGCGGGAAATGCGTGAAGGTCGTATACGTGATCGGATCCTGTGGGTTCAGCACGTCCAACTGAGTGGGCTTAATCGGCCCGTTACGGGTCGGGTCGTAGACGAGCAGTTCCGGCTCTTTGATTGCAATCGTGAGCAGAACCAGTTCGTTGATCTTCTGTACTCCGGTCCCATACTGGGCTGTCTTCTGGGAGTACCGGTTCATGAGTGGCTGGTACTGGATGGAGAGCGCTACACCGGAAGTGTTTGAGATCGGCTGCACCTGGCCCAGAGCAGTCTCCGGGATACCCATGATTTCGTGCATCGAACGCTTGAGCACCTCCAGGTACTCAAGGGCTCCCTTTACCCCGTTCCCGCCGCCCTCCAGGTTGAAGACCTGTGAGTCCTTGGGAAGGCCACCCCACACCTTCTTGGGGCCCTTCTCCAACTGCGATGCCTTGGCACCCACGATGACGGTTACGGGAGCAGCGTGGTAGTTGATGATGTCGGCGACATCGGTAGCGATCTCGTTGTACTGCCGATTGATAGCGATGATGTCGTGGGCGTCTGATAGCCCCCACGGAGATCCTGACACCGGAATGTTTGGGATATGGACGACCGGAATAGTCCCCAGGGGGTTAGGTCGGGAGTCGATCAACTCGTCGTTGATGTACTCCTCGATGGAGTCGTCGGTAAGGATTTCGGTGTACGTGAAGACCTGACGAGTTCCCTCAAGGCTCGTTCCCCAGTACCGGTACTTCAATTTGAAACGGAGCAGTCGATCTCGGTCGTGAGGATGGAACTCCGGAAAGCAGAACGACGCATTGAGCGGAAGAATCCTGACGCGGCCGGGATGGCGACGACCTGCGGAGTCCACCCACGGTTCTTCGTAGGCGACCTTGACGAAGCAGTCTCCAGATACGGCGCCCTGCTGGCCCATCTCCAGAAGGATCTTCTCTTTGTCATTGTCTTGCTGCCAGACCCGCTCAAGGATGTCGGGAATGAGAGCCTCAGTCGCCTTGGGAGACCGGAAGGAAATGCCGCGACCGAACGTGAACCGGTTGAGGTAGTCGACCATGGTGCGGTAGTAGTTCAAGACCACCTGAGGCTCACCGGCCTCACGCTTGTACGCGTAGTGATGGCCCAGGTACATCGCCCAGTTCAGCGAGTAGCGATTCAGGCGTGGGCCGTGTACCTCGAATTCCTCGTCAGCCAGTTCGACGAGTCCCAGGGGACTGATCGAGATCGTGAGGTCAGACGATGCCGCCCGGTACGAGGGAGGTGAGAAATCTACAGTGCCGAGCGCCACGTAGACTCCTTCTCACTCAAGACCGTCTGGTGCGCGAAGTCAGTCATCGTCGTCCTTGCGGGAAGTCTTCTTCGCGGTTTTGTTGCGGTCGCTGGCATCTTTGGCACGCTTCTTGGCGGCGGTTACCGACTTCGCGTCGGCGAACTGCCCTCCGTGATGGACGTACTGCTGATGTACCCAGCGCCCGGCCGGGATAGAAGGCCATTTGCGGAACTTGCCCTTCGCCTGAATGACAAGGCTGTTCCACAGACGCTGGTTAAGGGGAACCTGTGACATCAGCAGTACCTCGCATCGACTGTTCCGTAATCTTCTCGGAACCTATCCCGATTGCGGTGCTGTGTAAGCGCTAGTCCTCGACGACCGTCGGATTCAGACGGTTGTACCGACCACCGCTCCGGACGTCCATCTCGAAGCGAAGTTCGCCCGCATTGGTGAACGCGCCATGAGCGAAGTTTCCGAGGAAGGTCGGGGCCTCGATCCAGGCCGCCGATCCGACGTGGGCACGCTGGGCCATCGTCTCTTCGGGGTACTTCTCGAAGACGTTTGCGTTGCGGTTGGGGCGACCCGGGGCAGAGATGTAGCCCTGCATCGCGCCCTTGGCGAACTCCGTGGGGACGTCGGTATCGGTTCCGACGCCCTCCTGGAAGCGCAGCGGCCCGCGCTCGCCGGGAGCACCCGGGGAGAACTTGCGGTCGTACATCTGCGGCGCGCGCTCCGGGAACATGGGGGCGGGGCCGATGGTGGGAACGGACATTCAGACTCCTAAGGTTGAGGTACCTCAGTCCTAATGCTGAGGCCTCTCGGGCGAGATGTCAGTATGAACGGCGTCCTCAACTTCTTTGGTCAGGACCCGCAGTTGCTGGATCTCCATTCGGAGTTCCTTGACGATCAGGTGTAGATCGCGGTTCTCATTACGGAGGGCCTCGATCTCTTGTCGGGCCTCTTCGAGTTCCTTACGAACCTCCGTAAGGACGTCCGCAATCGCGTCCACGGCCGCACCGGCGCTGTTGACGACGTTGGAGTGCACGTCTGACTTCTGCTTTGGGCGGGTCGTGAAGTAAGTGGCTAGCGCAGCAATGGGTGCTGCTAGCAGTCCTACCGCGGCAACAAGGAGCGACGTATCCACAGTAATGGTTTCCATGGCGGGTACCTGAGGATCGACTAGTCGGCGTTAATGCCGAAGCGAGGGTCCTTAGGGTCGAGTGCCGAGATGATGATCGGAAGAACTGAGGCGATTCCTGCGGAGACCCATGTGCGAAGGTCCGTGGCGTCCACCGAGAAGACGTCTGCGCCGTCTGCGAGAAACAGACCCAAAACGACAGCGAGGAAGACCTTGGCGTATGACCAGGCCATCCGGGCCCAAGGGGAATCAAGACTCATGCGAACCTCCTGTCGGTTCCTCTATTGTCGAAGAGGTGCTACCGATGCGTCACTGCAAACTCACGCAAAGAACGGGTTCTCCGAAACCTCTACGTTGGGAAGAGTCAGATCTGCAGTCAGGCTGC